ATGGCCTTGCACCGCGACATCTTCTGGGTTGGCAGACAATGGGCGGTGACGGGTTGCGGCATCCAGGCCGTCGATCAGCGCCTGCGCGGTGTGCTCGACATCGAGATCGCGCGGCTCTGGGACGAGGATCTCGTGCAGAGCCGGCGAGCCAAGCCCGGCGTCAATGCTGCGGATTTCGACAAGGCGCTGACAGTGGCACGCGAGCGTTTTCCGCAGACGCCGGCGCCGGATCCGATCGTTGCAGAGCTGGAGGCGCTCGGCGTGATTGAGACTCCGGTTGTCAGTCCGGTCGTACCGGCGATGAAGTTGTATGCCGAAGGCAGACTCGCACGCTTCCTGCCGCAATGGCGCATCCGCCGCTAGCCTTGTACGGGCACCGGGCTCGAACAGGTGGGCGGCATCCGGAAGCAAGCGTCGGGAACCGAAGCCGGCCGCGTGCTGCGCTGCGGCAATAAGCGGGATCACAGATGAGATCTGCGCGGTGGCCGGTTTGCCTGATCGGTCCCAGCCGGATAAGACGGCTCAGACCCCTTCAGGAATCGACCTTTCGCATGCGCATTCTCTGCACCAATGCTGTCAAGGTCACTAAGTAGCTGGTTTCATTGCAGAAAAAAATTAGCCCGATTGCTCGGGCTAACGTTGGGCTAATCTGGCGTCGTGAACGTTGAGAAACGACTAGATCGCCTTCAGCTTGCGCGGCGCGGCCGGAGTTTTCGAGTTGCGAGCGTGCACCGCCTGCGACAGCGCGGAGGTCGGATCACGCAGATCGCGCTGCCACGCGATCACCTCGTCCTTGAACCACAGCTTCCGATGCGGGGTGATCACTTCGCCCTTGGGGAAGACGTTGTCGCGCTCCAGCCGGAACAGCGTCGTCCGGCTGATGGGGATCAAGGCCAGCACCTGCTCTGCAGTGAGCATCTCGCGCACGTCCTCATTCTCGTCGCTCACGGGCGGCCCTCCTAACGCTTGTAGACGGTCGGGGGCGCGCCGCCTGCGGCGCGCTGGTTGGTCTCCTCGCAGAACGCCAGCGCCGACAGGTGGTCGCGCAGATGCTTCAGGGCGTCGGCCGCCTGCGGGTAGGCGATGTGGTACCGCGCGACCCGGTCGAGGTGCAGGATGAGATCGCGGAGCGGGCTTTGCGATCCCCCTGGCGAGCCGAGTTGGGGCTCGGGGGTGAGCATCGAGCGGTGTGCCCAGTCCTGCCGGTAGTCGCAGTGGCAGCACACCCAGCCGCTGTGCGTGGCCACGAGGGTGCGGTCGGCGCCGTCGTGGGCGTCAGGACAGGTGAACGGATGAAACACGCCCAGCCGCTGGAAACGGTTGAGCGCGTCCACCTCGCTCGATGTCCACGGGGCGGTGGACCTGTCAGTCATCGTGCCATCCCTCATGCTGTGCCATGGTCAAAGCCTCAGCAGCCGCTCGGCGATCTCCCCGACCGCATCGCCGATGCGCGTGGTCTCGTCGTTGACGCGCATGCAGGCGTCGATCTGCTCGTTGAGGGTCACCTTGGTGGCGGCCCCGCCGACCAAGATTTGCTGCTGCAGGGCGTCGAGCTGCTTCTTCAATTCGACGATGCGGTCGCAGACATCGCCGACGACCTTATCGACCAGCGAGTTGATGGCGTCGCGCTGCGGCGCGCCGTAGGCGGGCGGCTGCACCATGGGCTGCTGCGGGGCAGGCGGGTGTGCCGGATAGATGCGCGTGGCCGACCGCTCGATCTCATCGCGCAGGGCGGCGATGCGGTCGCGTTCATGGCTGTGTGCGTGGGATTGGCGAGCGTATGCGTCCATGACGAAACTCCCCTTGCTCTCTTGCTGAGAGCCGGGGAGCGTATCTCGCACTCAGTACGAATCGCAATAGCGTTCGATCTAAGTTCGAACCTTCTTCTTCAGCAGCTCGACCTGCTTTTTCGCTGCCGCCAGTTCAGCTTCCGCCTTGGCGCGTGCCGCTGCACGCTGCTCGGCGATTTTCAGGCTGGCTCTGAATTGCGGGGATAAGTGTTTGTCCAGTCCCCACCACAGCCACTCGGCGAGCGGTTCCTTCAGCTTCTCCCTGAGAAGGAAGGCGATTTCGCGCGGGATCGGGTAGCCGCGCTCGTAGTTGTTCCAGCGCTTCATGTCGATGCCAATCTTGTCGGCAAAGACTTGCTGGCTCCCCGATGCGACGACCTCTCGCAATAGTCTCAGCCGCGCCTTGTATGCGTCGGCGTCCTTCTCGAAACCCTTGATCTTCTTCATGCAATCTCGCCCCAGCGCGTGGTGTGCAGAAAGATACCTATAACTGGTATACATATAGGTAATGCAACCTGCACGGAGTTTTATCGCACTTAATGCGCCTGCGCAATGAGTGCGAATTTATAGCTCGATGGTCGCTTAATCACCGCCGCAATTCCGCCTTCGTCACCAACTCGAACTGAGTTCGATAGCAATCACGCTTGCGAACTGAAGTCGAGCATGCGCAGACTGACGACCGCGAAGGCAGTGGTCGATCACCTCGGCGGTTTGTCGAAGGTGGCGGTCCTGACGGACACGAACATCAACACCGCGAAGAACTGGCCGGGTCGGGCAGGGGCGTTCCCTGCGTCCACGTATGTCGTGATGAGCCGCGCGCTGCGGCGTCGTCGTGCGACGGCGGACCCGCGTCTCTGGGGCATGCGCGGTCTGGAGTAACGCGCATGGGGATCAGCCTCGACCAGTGGGACCAACAGATCGGTCCGCGCCTCGACGAGATCAGGTGGCACGCCGACGCGATCCTGCGTGCCGTCAACGCGATGCATCTGCAACCCGATTTCGAGGCCTGGGCCGAAGGCCAGCTGGTGCTGACCAAGGACGCCCTGACGTACTCGCTGCGTCAGGTCTCCCGCGCGCTCGATGCGTACAGGGAGAAGCCCCATGACACTGGAGCTGGTTCATAGCTCGCCCACCATCGAAATGGAGCAGCGCGTCCTGCGCATGCAGAGCGACGCGCTGATCCTGAAGAACGAGATGACCAAGGGACAGGCTCGCGCCGTGTTCCTGATCCTGCAGGACGCCCGCGACAACCTCTCGCGGGTGCTCGACCGCGCCGAGTGGGAGGGAGTGATCAAGCGATGAACGAAAAAGAAGCCGACATGCTGCGCGCAGAGATCGAGCGGCTGATCCACGACTATCCCGAGATCGCGGAGGACGAGGTGCTGCGCGCCGACATGCTCGACGGCGAGACCGCGCTGTCCGACGTGCTCACCGACCTGATCCGCATGGGCGAGGACGCGAAGGCGATGCGCGACGCGACCAAGTCGCGCCAGGACGACCTCAAGGCACGCGCCCAGCGCTTCGACCGACGCGTCGAGTTCACGCGGGCGCTCATGCTGTCGATCTTGGACGCGGCCGACTTGCGCAAGGTCGAGCTGCCGGAAGGCACCATCTTCCTGCGCAACAACCCGCAGCAGATCGTGGGCGAACCGGACCCGACGACGCTGCCGGACGACCTCGTCAAGGTCGAGCGCAAGGCCGACAGGACCAAGATCAAGGACGCGCTGAAGGCCGGGCGCGAGCTGCCTGGCCTCGCGCTCTCGAACTCCCCGCCCTCTGTTGTCGTGACGGTGAAGTGATGAGCGACGATTACAATCTCTATCGCGGCACGCCGCCGCATCAGCAGCACAGCGAGACCAGCCGCGAAGCCGCAACGAAGGCGAGGCGGACGGTCGGCAAGTCGCACCAGCGCATTCTGAGCTGGCTCGGCGAGCACCCCGAAGGCGGTTCGGACGAGCGCATCGCCGCCGCGCTCAACATGAACCAGAACACCTACCGGCCGCGCCGCTGCGAGCTGCAGCAGATGGGCTACGTCACCGACAGCGGTCGCATGGAACTGACGCGCTCCGGCAGCAACGCGGTGGTGTGGGTTCGTGTGTCGTCCCCTTTTTCAGCGGGAGTGAAGTGATGTCTTTCAACGACGACCAGAAGGCAAACCTGTCCGCGCCGCTGAACCGCGCCAACGTCAAGGAGCGCAAGCAGGGAGGCCGCCAGTTCTCCTACATTGAGGGCTGGCAGGTCATCGCCGAAGCCAACCGCATCTTCGGCTACGACGGCTGGCAGCGTGAGACCATCTTCACGACCGTCGTCGCGGACTACGAGCGCGAGATTGGCGAGAACAAGCTGCCCGGCTTCGGCGTGACCTACGTCTGCAAAGTTCGCGTCACCGTGGGCGACGTGGTGCGCGAGGGTTGCGGCTCCGGTCACGGCATCGACCGCGACCGTGGTCTCGCCTACGAGAGCGCGATCAAGGAAGCCGAGACCGACGCGATGAAGCGCGCGCTCATGACGTTCGGCAATCCGTTCGGCCTCGCGCTCTACGACAAGGAGCAGAACAACGTGGTCGATCCGGCTGAGCTGGAAGCGTCGGCAAAGCGCAAGTCGTTTCTCGAGTTCTACAAGGCCTCCATCGACGAATACACCGACAAGACCACGCTGCTGACGTTCTGGAACAGCGACGCGCAGAAGACGGCGCGCCGCAACTACGACCTCTCGCCCGCTGAGGTCGAGATGTTGAAGGCGCATGTGATGGCGCGCGTCGCCCGGATCGAGGGAATTGCCCATGAAGCATGACATGCGGGCGTTCCAGCATGCGCCGATGATGTTCGGCGACGACAACAAGCTGTCGCGGGGGATCATCGTCCGTTGTCCCTGCGGCGCGGAGGAGCGGCTCCCCTACAACACCCACGCGCTGCCAGCGTCCTCGCAGCGCGATCAGGACGCCAACGAAATCCAGTTCGTGCGCCGCAGGCTCTTGCCGCGCGGCTGGTTCATTGGCCGCAAACGCCGCGAACACCGCTGCCCGAAGTGCAACGCCTACCGCACCACTACGAAGCAGGAAGTCTTGAGGGAGACGGTCGAGCCCATGACGAAGGAACTGCCGCTGCAGGTCGTCGCGAACAACGTCAAGCCGGTCGATGTGTTGCCGCCTCGCGCGATGTCGCGCGAGGAGCGGCGAATCATTTTCGAGAAGCTGAACGAGGTCTACGTCAACGACAAGGTCGGCTATTCCGCGAATTGGACCGACGTGGCGGTGGCGGCCGATCTCGGCGTGCCGCTGCAGTGGGTCAAGGTGATCCGCGACGAAAACTTCGGCGACGAGGTCGGCAACGAGGACATCCGCAAGCAGCTCGCCGAAGCCAAGGAGGCGCTCGCCCTGGTCCGCGAGCTGGAGCCCAGCATCAAGAAGCTGCTGGCGCTCGCCGACCGCATCGAGCGCTCGATTGCCGAATGCGCGAGGGTGTTGAAGTGATGGACCTCTCCGACCTCGCACGTCGCAACACTATCTCGCTGGAGGTCAAGAAGGACGGGCTGACGCAGCGTCAGTCCGGTGACTGGCAGCTGCGCCTGACCATCGCCGCCATCGACATGGACAGCCGCATCACGCAGGCGCCGATGGGCACGCGCTTCGCCTGCGTGCTCGTCGAGGTCAACGACGACGAGACGCCGGTCGATCACGCCAGCATGGAGCGCGACAAGTGGCGCGACCTCGGCCCGGCGAAGCAGGCGGGCATGCGCTGCAAGGAGCCGACGTTCTGGGCCTATCTGCGCGAGGTGTGCGGCTACGCCGATGTAAGGGACGAGGCGCACGCCGCCGAGTGCGTGCGCCATCACTGCGGCGTCGCGAGCCGCAGTGATCTCGGCAAGCCGGGCCGGACGGAAGAACGGCAGAAATGGCACCGGCTCGATTACGACTATCAGGCGTGGAGGGTGAACGAAAATGGATGACAAGCAACGACTGCTCTCTGCGCTCGTCGGCGATCTGTTCCGCAGGCACAACGCGACGATGGCTGACGGCGTCAGCGTGCTGTCGAGCATGCTGATCTACTCGGCGGTCGCCGGGAAGATCGAGCGCGCCGATCTGATCAAGGTCGTCGAGCTGGCGTGGGACGAGCTGGAGCCGGTCTACGGCGAAATGCTGGAGGAGATCGAGGACGGCCCGCCGCGCGGCGAGGACTACCAGATCGAAATCTCGCCTGAGGTGCAGGCGGCGATGGAGAAAGACCCGAAGATGAAGGAGGCGGTCACCGACATGATCGCGCGGCTGCGTCAGGGCTTCGACGCGTCGCCAGCGGCGAGTTCGACAGCGCCGACGAGGCGATGGCGGCGATGGGCCACGAGCGCGTCGAGATGGAAGACCTGCCCACGGAGGTGCGGCGCGCGTTCGAGGGGCACCGCCGCAAGAAGCTCGATGGCTGAGCGCGATCCGCGTCTGCGCGACGAGGCCTACCTCGCCTACATCCGCACGCAGCCGTGCTGCATCTGCGGCGACGACACATCGACCGAAGCCGCGCATGTGCGCGTGGGTTCGATCAACGACGGGAAGCGGTACACGGGCATGCAGGAAAAGAGCCACGACAAATGGGCGCTGCCGCTTTGCTCGCGTCACCACCGCGAGAGCCACGCCTATGGCGACGAGCTGGGCTGGTGGCTGAGCTACGGGCTCAACCCGTTCCTGCTGGCGATGAAGTACCGCGCACCAGGAGAATGACGGTGAAGAAGCGTTACAGCATCTGGGTGCGCGAGATCGGCAGCGACCACGATGTCGAGCTGATGCAGTGCGACAGCAACCCGCAGGCACTGGTCGATGGTCTCTACGCCAAGCACCTGACCATCAAGACCGACACCGCGCGCAAGAAGACGAAGGTCGGACGCTACAGCTGGGTCCGCATCGTCGATAACCACGCGGGAGGCTGACGTGAAGCGGCGCTATCTCAACATCGAGATCGGCCCGTATCTGCGCGACACGCAGAAACTGTCGGCGATGCAGAGCGGGGCCTACTTGCACTTGCTGATGCACTACGCTGTCCATGGAGAGTTGCCGCACGAGGACGACGCAGCGATGCGGATGATCGCGCGGCTCGATCCGCAGCAGTGGCGGCGCACCAAGCCGGTGCTCGCAAGATTCTTCGACGCGCACTGGCGCAATCCACGCGCCGATCGCGACAGGATGAAGCAGGAGCGCATCGCGGTCCTCCGCGCGCTGGCCGGTCAGGCTGGCGGGCGGTCGAGCGGCATGAGCCGACGCGCGCGGTCGCGCCTTGGGGATAACTAAAAAATCTCTGGATAAAGCGTGAAGCTAAATTGGCATCGTGCCGTGATGCGTGAGCTGCATCATGCGCGAACGTCAAGCCGTTGAATTGTCTCGCCGCCGGCGAAGCAAATGCTGAAGCAAACGCGAAGCAGAGAGCGAGCAATTGCTTCCAATACAAAACTTAAACAACTACTACCTTCTCTGGAGCTGGCGGCTGAGGGGCTTGCCGGTGTGGAGATCGTGGCGCATAGCGCTGCACCTCACTTCACATCGAGGTCGCCGATGCAGCTGCCACTCGACGACGCCGGACCTACCCAGGAACGTCTCGCCAAGGCGGGCGAATTTTTCCAGCTCGTCGGCCGCTCGCGATCATCCCGCCGCATTACCATGCTGGACGACCCGCTGGGGAAGGCGCTGGTGCGCCGGGTTTTGTCGGCGCTCGAATATCAGGCGCTGCGCCGCTACGCGCTGCACTGGGCTGCGGCGGGCTTGCAGGGGCCGCTCAACAGCGTCGATCTCAATCGCATCTACAGCTTCGACCCGGCGGCCATGAGCGGACTGGCGCGGACGGAGGCGCAGCTCGACCACAAGCGCACCTACTACGCCGCAAAGCAGGCAATCGGCTTCCGGCCCTCGTTCGTGGCCGATCAGGTCGCGTGCTTCGGGAGGGGGCTGCAGGAGACCGGCGTGAGCCTCGGGATGCGTTCGCCGTACCGGGCGCGGGAGAAGGCGGCCGAGTTGCTGGCTGATGCCGGGCACCGGCTGTGCGCATTCTTCGATGCCTTGCGTTGAGGGGCGATTTGAGAGAATGTTCTGCTAGCTCACGCACTGCGCCTCGGCGTGATGGGCGAGCCGACAAAGCCCCGGGGCCGCCCCCCGGGGTTTTGACGTTTCAAAAGGGCGGGGCGCTGGCGAGGGCTAAGCTTGATTGTCACCGCCTTGCCACGCGATGACAATCTCGATGTTCTCGCCGAGCCGATCTGCCGGGAATTTCTCCGCATGCTCCAGCACGTCTTGCGTCGGCATCACAAGGCTCGACTGCCCCTTCGGCGCGAAGCAGTTCCGGCCACTTTTCATGTAGAAAGCGCGACCGCCATAGCCGGAACTGGGCGCATGCTCCAGATAGACGCGCCCGGCCTTGGGGTTCGTGCCGGTGATCTTGGTGACGATGAACCATAGGCGCGTCGCGTAGGTTTCGCGGATGACCGCAACGTCGCCCTCTTTGGCGTTGCGATAATGCTCCGCGATCTGCTCTTGCGTTTGAGTAGCACTTGGATCGCCGGGCCGGGCGCGACCGAAGCCAGCGCGCAGGCCGCGCGAGGAGACGGTTGCGAGGGGAATTTTCTTCTTGGTGTCGTCGGTCATGCCTATAGCCTTGATTGGATTATCGCTCGACCTCGGGGAGCTGTTCGGGTGTCACCTTCGCCTGCAGCATCAGGCGCACGAGGATGGCGATGTGCACCGGCACCATGCCGTAGGTTTCGGCGATCCACGAGCGCACCGTGCGCGACGTGGAGCCGATGGCCCGCGCGAAGGCGGATTGGCGGTTGTCGCCGAAAATCTTGACGAGGGCCGCGTCCAGCTCCGCGCCGGTCATGGGGCCATTGAGGGGCTTACGCGGCGACATCGAGCCGCGCTTTCTGCTGCAGGCGGGCGATCAGGCGGATGACTTGCGCGGACTGCCACGACGACCCTTCCGCCGTGGTGATGCCGCGCGCATTGAGGTGCGCCGCGATCTGGCGCGACGACTGGCACATGACCGGCTCGACGATCTCGCGCAGGCTCTCGGCGAACGCGACGGCAGCAGCAGCCTTGTTCTGGCCAGCGTCGGGCGCGCCCAGCTTGACGCCGCGCGCCTTGCAGGCGGCGAGGGCGGCCTTGGTGCGGTTCGAGATCATCTCGCGCTCCTGCTCGGCCAGCGCCAGAAACAGGTGGAGCTGGAAATTGTCGGCGTGCGGCATCTCGGCGACCTTGAAGGCGATCTTGCGCGCCATCAGGCCTGAGCCGAAGTGAACGTCACGGGTGAGGCGGTCCAGCTTGGCGACAATAACGGTTCCCTTTGCCTTGGTGGCGCAGGCGATGGCGGCGGCGAGTTGCGGGCGGGTATCCAGAGCATCGGAGCCCTTGCCGGTCTCGACCTCGACGAAGGTCTCTACCACGTCGTAGCCCTCGGCGGCGGCGAACCGGGTGATGGCGGCCTGCTGCGCCTCAAGGCCGAGACCCGACCGGCCCTGCTTCTGGGTCGAGACGCGGATGTAGGCGACGGCGGTCTTCATGGGGGGCTCCTCAGGTGGTGCCCGTTATAGGAAGTTACTTCCTAACTTGTCAAGCTTATATTCGAAGTCAATGCCATAGCTCCAAAAGCCACTTGGTGCTACTACTGCGAGCGGGCAAGGGGGCGCGCGTGAGACGCTACGATCTTCTGGCGATCAGTCTTTTGATATTTGCTGCCATTCTCGTTGCTGCAATGGCAACTGATCCAAAGGGGTTTTCAGTTCAGGCTTGGCAGCCACTGATGGCGGCGTTCGTTGCTTTAGGTGCAGCTTCGCTCGCGTATCATGCCGCAATGGCAAAACTCGGCCACGACAAGTATCTGGCTGGCGAACAGCAACGCCGAAAGGCCTTGGCAATTTGTTTGCGGTTACGCCATGGAGCCGGTCAGCTGAAGGCTGACATCGACGTACTGACGTACAAAACGCGGCAGCCTGATTCCGGCGACCACCAGGAGAGGGTTGTAGTCGCCGATTCGCTCAGTGTCCGCCCGCAGCCTGCGGTGCAAGAGGCGTGGGAAAATGTCGAGCTTTTCCCGCCGGAATTGGCACTTGCTCTGAACAACATACAAATCGGTTTGAGCAACTATGAGCTGTTCAAGACGCATTACGCTGGCCGGACCTGGACAATGAAACCGGGCGAGCGCGGGAATCTTGAACTGCTGACAGCACACCACGCTTTCAAACGCTGGGGCGAAAACACCGCGGAATGCGTCGAGCATCTCTTGAAATTCATCAGGACTGAATTGCGCACGTGATGGCAATGGGAATGTCGCAGCATCGGACTACTTTCGGGGCCATTTGCGTTGCATGGGGCGCGTTGACTTCTAGCGGTGTGGAGCGATCTGCTCGACTTCTTCGTCCATCGGACGCTCCATAAGTTATGACTTTTTGCAGGAGTAGGGGATGTAGAGCGCTCGTCCGGCGATCGCTGCCGCGCTCCTGTGCAGCTCTTCGGGATGCTCACGCATGAACTTCTTGACGATCAGTTCGACCTGTCCGGCGGTAATTCCGCTCGGGAAGCACCAAACCTTGCTTGCGCCGTCGGCAAATCCGTCAGTGGTGCTTAGGCCATTCAAGAAGCCGAGCAGAAAATAGGTGCAGCCCATGCCATCGAGGGATTGTTCCGTGCCAGAGCACCATTGTTGCAGCATCATTCCAGTTGGTCCCGCCGCGTTCGCCTCCGTAAAGCCGAGTGCCACGGTCAACGCCAATACGATTCGGTGAGCCATCGATCGTAGTTGGGATGACCTTTTTCGGTGGCGCGACTTCCGGAACAAAAGATCAAGAGTATCAACTGCGCCAACAGTAAACATTGTGAAACATCCCAAATCTGGTCACCAAAACAACCGAACAACCGATCGAGTAGCGTCAATCAGAACGCTCGGGCTGTACTCAACCAAAAATGGCAACATGGCACAAGTTCCAAGGCGGGATTGCAAGCCAAGCCGAGCCAATCAAGAAGCGGAGCCGTAAAGTGGCACCATTCAAACAGACCACGGTCCCGGCCCACTATCGGGGGGATCAGACCTTTGGCAGGCCAAGCGAATATCGACCGGAGTACTGTCAAGCGGTGATCGACTTCATGGCACAAGGCTATTCGCTCACGGCCTTCGCGGGATCGATCCGGGTGGCGAGGGATACGGTGTACAGGTGGATTAGGGAGCACACGGACTTTTCCGACGCCGTGTCTCGCGCGCGGCCTGCTCGAGTAACGGCCCTAGAGCGCAAGCTGCTCCTCGCGCGCAAGGGCGCGGAGACGAGTGCCGCCGTGTTCGCGCTGAAGAACGCCGACCCTGAGGAGTGGCGCGACGTGCGCTCGGTGGACCATCAGCACAGCGTGAAGGTCGAGCAGCTCACCGACGCGCAGCTCTACGCCATCGCAAGCCAGAAGGCGGGGGCACATGGCACTGTGATTGATGGGGAATACACCCGAACTATCGACGAACCGACACAGTGAAACGGACGTTTCAGTGTTGCGGTCCCCTCGGGCTGTGACGTGGTGTGGTTGCGTCCCGGTGACGTGGCCAGCTCGCATCAGGTACGACAGATGCGAGCGCATTGAAATAGGTGAGCGATCCCAAAGGGGGTGGGGGCCGTGCCCCTCTGCCAGGGGGCGGGGGAGGGAAAAATCTAGTCGGGGAAGCATGCTTTTTCTGACAGACCCCATCACCTCACCTTCAACCCCAGAAATTCCAACCATGTCTCGAAGGTGTGTGCTTGGCGTCGAGCCGATATGGCTCTGACCCTGCGCCCGACCCGAGTAGGTTTGGCCGTATAATTTTGAACCGGAGTTGAGCGTTGGCCGTATCGTTCTAATGCGTGTGTGCTCACGCTGATTCGAGTTGTGGTCCTAACAACTTTTCTGCTCTCACTGCGTTATCCAGGGGCCAGGCCGTCGCTTGGCGGTTCGAACCTTGGAGAGAGGATTTATGACACCCAGTATGCGTAAAGGGATCGGGATTGTGACGATCTCACTGCTTTGCTCACACAACGTTCTGGCTCATCCGGCTTCCCCGCCCTTTGAAGATGAGCCTGCAAGGGTTGAGAACGAGCCCAACGACTATGTTTGCGGAAGCAAAACATCCAATGTGCCGTGGGTTCGAATACTCGGGCAGAAGGGCGACTTGTTGCAGTTGAACTTCAAAGACCAGACTTTGTACTACAATCCCGACGAATCCCGAGGTTGGATGGGCGACGGCCGCATCACCTGCAACGATGTGATGATCGAGAAGGACATCATGGTTGTTGCCATGGGCAGGGAGGGCGACATGGCGATGTTTTATGCTTTTGACTACGACAAGAATGGGAATGTGAGTGCGGTTTGGAGATATGCGTGGCCGCGCAGACCGCCCGGCCACGTTACCGTGGGACTGTCGAACAGATCTGCTGGCGGCGGTGACGTGGTCGCCTCGTTGCAGGTAGATCATACAATCGCGACCACCCGCTTCTGCTTCGATAAGACGCGGCACGTCTGGCGGCAATATCACGATGAAGTACATCCGCCAGGGCTGCCACCGAAGACCTGCGATAAGGATTTACCGACCGAGCAGCTCTGGCCTCCCAAATCGTGATTGTGTTTCGACGAACGCGTGGGGGTCGCTGCATGTCTTGCAGCGACCCCCCGTGCTGGCGCGACGGCGATTGCAGCGCCGCCGACGCTAAGAACAGGGAGGCCCGCCTCGCTACGCTGACTCACGCTGGCGGGCCGCAATCGGCGTACAATTTTGGATTGTGAGACCAAGTTGTTGGTGCTACTTTTTCCCGGCCATGTGGAACGAGATACTAGTTCGTATCGCCATCATCTGTTTAGGGCTCACACCTGTCGTGGCGCTAGCAGTGCTCACGTTCTGGAAGTAGGCCGCCTCAGGTGGCGGTCGGTTTTCAAGCGGCGGGCCTATCTTGGGCGCGATAGCCCTGGACGGCGAGCAGCTCTCTGATCCGCGCCGTCTTCTCTTTGGCGCTGCTCGGTCCCTCTATGGTCTTCCGGATGTCCTCGACCAGGCCCTCTAATCTCAGTCGATGCGCGCGCTCAACATCGCGGCGGCTGGCATCTGCAATCTCATCGAGAGCAACCATACGGCGAGTATTGCCGATTTTTCCAGATGCGTCAAAGCGCTGTTCCGGCTTTCAACGGAGTGCCCCTTTTTGGGTAGTTCATTTCGCCACTTCACCGGCATAAATTGAACTCGCCGACCGTGCTGGCTTTGCCCCTTCCAGCCCCAGAACGGAAGGCAGGCGGCCCTACCACGCTATCAGCGAGGCGCTGGCGTGTGGTCGGCGCCTAGTGAATCGGTTGCATGCCTCTTGCCCAGCAAGGGAAGGTGCCGTGATCGAACAACCTCATTTCGACCGTTACTCAGTGTTAGCACGCATCTGTTTTGGCGTTGCCGTTATCCTTGGCGCGGCGCTCATCGCGGTGGCGATTGTGGGCGTCTATTTCCTGTAACAAAAGCGTATTGGAATCCGGCTCGGGCGCGAGCTACTGCGCGGGGGGACGTGGAAAAGCAGGCCCAACGGTTCACGCTGGCCGGCTTCTGCGTGGGTGAACAAAAAAGCCCCAGCTCGCGGGGGGGGGTGTCCTGATTAGGACAGCAACGCTGGCTCTTTATGGCGCGCTGGTCAAAATTGCTCAGACTTCGACCTGCCATAAGTGTTGAAATTATTTATCACCGCGCGGTCCCTCGGGCATCTATCGGTGATGAGAACGCCATCACGCGCTCCCGCCTTCCCCTCAGGAATGGAGCCGTGCCATGCAGCGACGCCGCCCCAAGCAAACAATGTCCCTTGAAGAGCGCCTTGCCGAACAAGCCCAGCGTCTCCGTGAGGAAGCCAAAACGCTTCCACCTGGTATCGAGCGTGAACGCGCAATCCGCAAAGCCCGGCAAGCCGAAACCGGCTCGCACATCAGCGAGTGGCTGCGGTCGCCCGGGTTGCGACCGCCAGAGTAAAACGAGCCTTCAGCGCGCCACCCAAAAGTCGCAGCATGAAATCACCCGCGCCGCCACCGGCCAAAGGTCAGCCGCCGCATCAATCGGTGCGGGTCGAAGAAGCGCGCCGGATCATTGAGGAGTACGCCGCTGAGCTTAGAGCCATTATCGACAAGCTGCGCCGCAAGTTGAATTGAGGCCGCCCCAGTTGGCCAGCACACAAAGGAACAATCGGCCTTGGCAGCGCGTTTGCAAGCGCCCCCAGCCGAAAGGTTGCCCCCCCACTGCTGGAGGTAAACCCGCCAAGACGGGTTGGCGGCCCCTGTTGGGGCCGTTTACAATTCAAGAACACTGGCCGCCCAGTTGGCGGCTTCTTCATTGATCCCGCTTCAGCTTGCGTCGTCCCCAATGCGGTTCCTTGCCCTTGGGATTGAGCTCCGGGACGTAATGTCTGTTCAGCGCCCGCATGACCCCGATACGGGCGAACATCGTCGGGCCGCCTCGCTCGACCACCAGGAGCAGGGCTTCCATCGCCGCGCGCCACTCGGGCGCATCATGCTCTCTCTTCGGCAGCGCAGCGATGTACTCGCCGGTCTCGCGCAGCGTGGCGAGGCTGCGACCGTTGACCTCGATCGGCTCCTCGAAAGGCCGCCCCCAGTCCGCCTTCATCAGGTACGCTTCGCGCTGTCCGCGATTGCGCGTTCAACCTCTGAGGCGAGAACCATCAGGTGATCGGCCAGCCTCGTAAAAAGCTCTCGTTTCTTCGGGTCGGTCGCCAGGTCACGGATGAGGGCGCACTCGGCGGCATCTGTGCGGAGCTTTTCCAACTGAGCCTGCATGTCTTTCATTGCAGCTACTCCGTTCCCTGAGGGGAACTGTACTGCCAAGGTGTGAAAGCGAACAGAGCTGAATGCCGAATTTTCCTAGGCTCGGGTCGCTGGATCGACGCAGTCCAGCACCTCCAGCGGCCCCGGCCTTCCACATCTCAAAAGCCCCCACGGCCGGGGTCGTCTTTCAAGTGGCTATCGATAGCCCAAGCCACCGAAGGGCGCTTTGGCGTTCCAGTCGAAGTCCGGCCGAACGTCGGCACCGCGAGACCCACAGCCCTAGCAGACAAAGCGCGGCTCGAAGCGGGGGGAGCCGACCCGGCGGGTTCATGCACATCGGCTGCCCCGACGAGAGCATGGCGGCCGTGCTCGAAGGTGTGACGGGCGCTCGCATCCACCCCAGCGAACCCGTGGATAACTCGGGCTAGGCGCGTCAGTTTGGCCATGTTACCGTAGGTGTCACGTCAAGAGCGTTGCGCCGCTCATGACGTGACTTCGCGAGACCCTATCGGCTTAGAAGACGAACGGCGGGCAAGCCTTTGTCGTCAAGCTTATGATCAGGATCACCACGATGGCGGCGCCGCAGCCGACTAGTCCGGCTGCGGTGACCTCCACCGGTCCGACCCGCACTTCCATACTGCTTTCCATGAATTCTCCTTTACAGGTTGAAGGTTGCATGCGCTGCGACTCATCGCGAGCACATGACAATCATTGGACACCCAGGGGCCGACTCGACGCAACGCACAACGTAGGCAACCGGGTGACTTACAAACAGGCACTCCAAAACTGTGCAAATCATTGCCAGCCGTCCTGATTGTAGGGCCGCCGGAAGCGGTTGGCTTCCGTCTCGATATCCGGTCGATGACGGGGTCTAAAAAAACGCCTAGAAACGACGTTGCGTACCCTTTACGACATGGGCGAATTGTGCGTATTTTTCGGTAAGCCCCGACATGCCGCTTCTGGTCGCCCCTCAGGCGGTGTCATCGGGGCCTTGTCGGGCAGTGCAGCCTCAGCCCCCCAGCCCAACCTGCACTGACCCGGCTCCAATCATCGAGGACAAACGATGATGTGCGAGCGTTGCGAAGCGATGGAAGACGGACTGCAATCGATTGTGCAGTGGTCTGAAGCCTACCCCCTCGAAGTTTTCCCCGAACCCGATCTGAAGAAGGCGCGCGCCGCGCTGGAAGCTGCAGGCATCAGCCTCGACAGCATCTCACCGCATTGCATGCGCCACGTCATCACGTCGGTCGGCGAAATCGCGCGGAGGGCATTGCGTCATGACTGAACGCAGCCAGTTGAACGCCCAAATCGCGCGGCTCGAGGCCCGCGTCGCGGTGCTGGAGCAGGTGATCTTCCAGCTCAACCCGTCCGCGCTCCGTCCGAACATCGACAGCGTCGAGGCGGTGAAGAATTTTCTGCGCAAGCACGACATAGACAGGCTCTCGCCGCACGTCGCGCGGTTTCTGAGCGACCAGCTGCCGGTCGATTGGCGCGCGCTCGCCAACAGCGCGGGCGCAATCCAGACTTTCAAGCTGCTCGCGCAGAACGTCTCGATCATCGACGCGCGCAAGAGGCTGTCGTGAGCCGTGACGATCTCATCGACATCATTCGAGACGAGCTGAAGCGCCAGCAGCGCGACCGCAAGGTCTCTCTGGTGCCGGTCGAGACGCCCGACAAGTTCGATGTGATCGGCGTGATCGATGTCCACGCGCTCGCCGACGCCATTGCGCGCGAGCTGCCGTCATGACGGAGTCCGCGCATGATCGCGACCTCCGTCTCGTGTGCGACTTGCGCAAATATCGCTCTGCGCAGGAGCAGAAGGTGATCGATCTGCTGTTTGCCAAGCTGACGCGCGGCCACAGGCGCGGGTTCGAGCACTCCTTGCGTAGCCGCACCGCCGCAGCCTTGCGCCGACGTGGCGTGATCAAGGTGGAACGCGCACAATGAACGTCATCGTCTGTGGCGGTCGCCCCTTCGAAAAACGCGGCGGTCAAGAAGTATCTCGACATGCTGCATGACCTCCACCGCTTCACGCTGCTGATCCACGGCAGGCCGAAGGGCGCGGACACCTGCGCGCATCGCTGGGCGGGCGAGCACAAGGTGCCGGTCGAGATGTTTCCGGCGCACTGGCGGCTGCACGGCAACAGCGCCGGGCCGATCCGCAACAAGCAGATGCTGGTCGAGGGCAAGCCGGAGTCTCGTGGTCGCGTTTCCTGGCGGCGACGGCACCGCCGATATGTGCAGGCAGGCCCGCGCTGCGGGCGTCACGGTGATTGATCTGAAAGATGAGCGCACGAGGGCAGAGGTAACACAGCGATGGCGGACCAATACGGCCCCCTCGACCGTATCCGCTACCGGCCCAACCTGTCCGAACCGCTGAGCAACCTCGTACAGGACGCCAGCGAAGCCGCCGCCGCCCGCATGCGCCGCTCCGTGAAATCGGACGTGCGCCGCAATTCCGCTCTGGAGGGCGGCGCCGACGCCGCCTCGATGGCTGCGGGGCTCGTCCCCGGCGCCGGCATCGCCGACGTGCTCGGTCTGCTGCCGGACTTCAAGGGCGGCTATCAGCCTTCGTTCGGCCGCAACCTCCTCAGTGGCAATTATCGCGACGCGGCGCTGCAGACGCTCGGACTCGGCGGCGACATCATGATGGCAACGCCGCTGGCCGCGCTTGGCGTGGCGGCAAAGGGCGCCCGCGAGGCCGCTCGCTTGCCCATCGCTGCCGGTGATCTGCGCGTCTCGACGCGCTTCCCGACCGCAGTGAAGGCGACCGAAGACCCGCTGCGGCAGCACCTGTCGATTGGCGTGGACGAAATGAGGGCGGACCCGGAGGGCTTCGCGCACAACACCTCGCTGCTGTCGCGCTATCCGGGCTTCCAGCGGCTGCAGGGCATGTCGCCCGATGAGGCGGCGCGCGCCTATGTCGATCAGGCCGCTGGCAACATGCGCTTCCTGTACGAGAACTCGCCCGCCGAGATGAAGGCGCGCGCGCCGCACTGGTACGAGGGCGCGAACCGCATTTCCGATGCGATGGCGCAGCGCTGGGGCATTCCGCGCCAGAGCGCGTCGGCCGCGCTGGCGTCGCTGTCGCCGCAAAAGGATTGGTTCATGAACGCCACGCTCGGCGAGCGCGTCGGCGACATCGTGATGGACAACCCGCGCGCGTCCGGCGACATGGTCAGCTGGATCAGGTCGCAGCCCAAGGTGATGGCTGCGCCTGGCGCGGAGGATGCGCTGCGCGAGATCACCGGCAAGCGCCTCGATCAGGTCGATCCGAAGAACGCCGCGCTGTTCGTGCGCGCCTTCGACGAGGCGCACAATACGCGCAACTATCGCTCGATCCTGCCGGAAGGCGACTATGGCGATTTCATCACCACGATGTCCGGTGATCCCAGCAAGGTGGCGTGGGGCACCTTTGGCGACATCGACAAGGCGGTGCGCGCAATCCGCTCGGGCGGCGACATGGGCATCATTTCGCCGCTGCTCGGCGAGAAGCACAAAGTGCGCTCGTTCTACAACAACATCGAGGTGCCGAACGACCCGCGCTTCGGCGATGTGACGGCGGACACCCATCAGGTCGCTGCCGCGCAGATGCGCCCGCTGTCCGGCGCGTCGGAGGCGGTGATCCAGCACCTTGCCTCCGGTGGCCCGGCCGGTTCGGTGAACGCGCGCTCCAGCGCCATCACCGGGGTCAAGGGAACCTACGGTCTGGTGAACGATGCCACGCGGCAGTTTGCCGAGAGCGTCGGCCTGATCCCGCGCGCCGGGCAGTCCGCAACGTGGGAGCCGGTGCGCGAGCTATTCCCCGCGAAGTGGAAAACGGCTAAGAATAACGCTGCCGTTGACGACATCTGGGGAGCCTATGACCGTGGCGACATCTCAATCGACCAAGCCCGAAGCGCGATCTTCGATCTTGCTGGCGGAATTGGTACGCCTGAGTGGGCACGAAGCGGCATTGGCGCGATTGCTCCCGATCAGGGATCAACATATCGGTAAGCTTGCCGAAGGCTTCATCGCCATCAACTGGTGGGGCGAGGAGCCTGAGGTGATCGAGCCTGAGGAGCAGCACATCATCGATCTGCTCCGCGAGTACGATGCGGCGCTCATCCAAGAAGCGAGCGAGTAGAAAATTCGCGCAACTACCTCTGCGCGCTCTCGCGCTTTGTGCGCCTGTCAAGCGGCGTTGCGGTCCATACGACTTCTGCACCGGGCGCCTCGTAATTGTTGCGAGTTCGTAATGATTGGCGTTTGATGGTCTCCCTTGGGAGGGGAGCCTGAAATGCCACAAGAAGATGGGCGGCACCACTTCGCGCTTATGTCAGTGGTCGATGCGTTCACCGACATCACCGGGATGTCGGCCAAGCGGCTGGGTCGGTTGATCGGGATGCCGCATTTTGTATCCCACGTTCATGATGGCGTGGCGAACGAGCAGGAAATCAGGGCGGCCTTCGATCTGATGGGTCGCTTCTTCAGCAATCATGATCTCGGCGGAAGACGCCGCAGGGGAAATCCTCCGGCGAAAACTGCTTCGCGCCTCCCTCGCGGAGTGGTGCATCGCAAACGGCTACACGCCAGCCCGTCACCACCTGCTGCTGATCGAAAAGCTGGAGGCCCTTGCGCGGGGTGACATCCCGCGCCTTGCGATCTTCATGCCGCCGGGCTCGGCGAAATCGACCTACGCCTCGGTGCTGTTTCCGCCCTGGGCCATGTCGCAGTTTCCGAAGGCGCAGTTTCTTGCCGCCTCGCACACCACGGAGCTGGCAGAGCGCTGGGGCCGCCGCGTCCGCAACCTGATTGCGGAGCACTCCTCGATCCTCGGCATCACGCCCGACGATCAAAACCAAGCGGCGGGCCGCTGGGCGATCAAGGAGGGCGGCGAATATCTCGCGGCAGGCGCGCGCATCGGCATCGCCGGTTTTCGCGCGCTGTTCGGCGTGATCGACGATCCCTTGCGCTCGCGCGAGGACGCCGACAGCGAGGCGATCCGCGAGCGGCTGTGGGAGTGGTACCTCTACGATTTCCGGCCCCGCCTGATCCCCGGCGCGCGTCAGCTGCTGATCCAGACGCGCTGGCACGAGGACGATCTCGCGGGCCGCTGCCTCAACCATCAGCCGTGGGAAGTGATCTCGCTGCCCGCCGAGGCGAAGGCGAACGACCAGCTCGGCCGCGCGCCCGGCGAGTTCCTGTGGGGCGACGACGCCTACGGCTACGGCGAGCAGCTGCGCGAGCTGAAGGAGACGACGCCGCCGCGTGTGTGGTCGGCGCTGTACCAGCAGGCTCCCGCGCCCGACGAGGGCGACTTCTTCAAGACCCAGTGGTTCAAGCCACTCGACATCGCGCCGTCGCACACCCTGATGCGCTGCTACGGCGCCAGCGACTACGCGGTGACCGACAACGGCGGCGACTTCACCGTGCATGTCGTGATCGGCGTCGATCACCTGAACAACCTCTATCTGCTCGACATCTGGCGCGGTCAGCGGACGACCGATGTCTGGATCGATGCGTTCTGCGATCTGGTCGAGAAGTACAGGCCGCTCGCATGGGCTGAGGAGACCGGCCAGATCAAGGCTTCGGTCGGGCCGTTCCTTGAGCGTCGCATGCGTGACCGCCGCGTGTGGGTCAATCGCGAGCAGTTTCCGACGCGCGGCGACAAGGCGGTGCGCGCGCGCTCGATCCAAGGTCGGCTCGCGCTCGACGGCATCTTCTATCCGAAGAACGCGCCGTGGGCGGCGGACTTCTTCGCGGAAATTCTCAACCTGTGGGTCGGCAAGCACGACGACCAGGGCGACGCGCTCGGCCTCGTCGGCCAGCTGCTCGACAAGATGGTGAAGGGCCGCGTCGGCGCGGCGCCAATCGTCAAGCTGCCGGATGACGGCTACCGCTCGGTCAAACGCAACAACAATGTGGATGCCATGACGCTATGATCAATCTCGACACGGCTGTCGCAAATTATGCGAGCTACGAGAGTCCCAGCGACACAGCCACCTCGAAACTGATCATCCGCCGCCGTGAGTTCGAGGACTACTGCTCGGCGAAATCGCGCGAGATCGAGGAGCAGCGGCAGTCGTGGCGCTACTATCACGTCGATCAGTGGACGCCGGAGCAGCTGAAGGTGCTGCGCAAGCGGCACCAGCCGCCGATTACTTTCGACCGCACCGGTCGCAAGATCGACAGCCTGTCCGGCACCATCCGCCGGCTGCGCACCGACCCGAAGTGCTATCCGAACACGCCGAACGGCGAGCAGGGGGCTGAGGTCGCGACGCAGGTGATCCGCACCATCAACGATGCCTCGTTCGCCGAAGACCTTGAAGTGGAGTGCTGCCGCGACGCGCTGGTGCATGGCATCGGCGTGGATGAGCTGATGCTGGTGCCCGGCGACAAGGGCGACCCCGATCTGCGCTTCGCCTATGTGGACCCGCGCACGTTCTTCTACGACCCGCGCAGCCAGCGCTCCAACTTCGGCGACACCCGCTTTCACGGCGTCTACAAGTGGGCGGACATCGACGAGCTGGATGCGCTCGCCGACGGCGCGTCGGACCTCGTCAAGGATAACCTGGACAGCGACGGCGGCTACTGGACCGCGTTCGACACCGACCGCGAGAGCCTCTGGGTCGATAGCCGCAAGCGCGTGCGCCTGATCGATCACTGGTACAAGCGCGGCGACACATGGCGCTGGTGCCTGCACACGGGCAGCGTCGAGATCATGAGCGGCGACAGCCAGTTCTTCAACGAGCGCGGCATGTCGATCTCCAAGTATCACGCGTTCGCCAACATGATCGACATCGACGGCGATCACTACGGCTTCGTGCGCCGCCTCAAGGGACCGCAGGACGGGCTCAACCAGCACCGCTCCAAGGCGATCCACATCATGAACACAAGGCAGCTCAAGATCGCGCAGGGTGCCGTTGACGACATCGAGGTGACGCGGCGCGAGGCTGCGCGGCCCGACGGCGTGCTGGTCTACACCGGAGACCCGAAGGCGCTGGAGGTGCTGCAGCCCGAACAGGAGTTCCTGCAGCAGACGCAGTATTATCAGGATGCAAAAACCGAGATCGACAGCTTCGGCCCGAACCAGCAGCTGATCCAGGAGTTTGGCCAGAACGTCTCCGGCCGCGCGGCGAACATGCTGCAGCAGGCCGGGCTCGCGGAGCTGGGGCCGTTCCTGAAGAATTTCCGCATGTGGAAGCTGGAGCGCTACCGCGCCTGCTGGGTCGCCGCGCAGCATTACTGGACCGGCGAGCGTTTCCTGCGCGTGACCGGCGACCAGAACGTCGCGCAGTTCATGCAGATCAACGGCGTCGAGCTGGACCCATATGGCCGCCCGATGCTGGTCAACGTGCTCGGCAACATCGATGTCGAGATCAAGGTCGATGAGGGCCCGGACACCGAGACGGTGATGGGCGACATCTTCGACCTGCTGATGTCGCTGAACCAGAACAACGTGCCGGTGCCGCCGCAGCTCATCATCGAGGCGTCGAACCTGCCGCTGTCCGAGAAGAAGAAGCTGCTCGGCATGCTGGCGCAGCCCGACCCCGCGAAGCAGGCGGCGCAGCAGGCGATCATCAACAAGACCATGGCCGAAGCCAACCTCGCCAACGCGCAGGCGGGCAAGGCGCAGGCCGACGCAGGCAAGGCGCAGACCGCAGGCATGCTCAACGTCGCCAAGGCGCGCACCGAAGGCATGCCGGACGGCGGCCCCGAACCGAAGACGCCGCTCGACTACGCGGAGCAGCTCGCCAACATCGCGGAGACGCAGGCGACCGCGGAGCACAAGCGCGCATCGGCCGAAGCGTTGCGCAACAAGGACCGCATCACGCCGCTGCAGTTGCTCGCCGATCACGCGCAGCGCCACGCGGATCGTTTCTCGCAGAGCGTCGAGCAGATCGCCAGCCGTGGTCTCGACGACTATCACCGCACGATGGACCGGCGCGTGGATGACTTCCACCGCGCTGAAGATCGCGACAGCCGCGAGCGCGTCGCGCGCTTCGCTGCCGCGCGTCGTCAGGCTGCACAGCAATAGAAAACCGTCGTCGCGTTCCTGTCGTTCTGCGGCAGGCCGGTGACGGGCGGGCGCGGCCTGTCCCCGTGCCCGCAACACCCTTCGTCCGCGTGAACGAAATCACGCACCACGCCTGACGCGAGCGACATCGCGTCACCCAGCGGGAGGGATGTCTCGCCACGCCGCTCGTCGCGATAGCCGGGCCACGTTTGCCGGAAACGACATTCCGGGGAGACCACAAGGCAATGACTGACGTAACGCAGGGCGCTGACGCGCTCGACGAGAATGCTTTGTTCAGCGCGGCTGTCGAAGCCGAAACGCTCGACAAGTTCGAGAACCCGCCACCCGTGAAGGAGCCGGACAAACCGGCCGCCCTGGCACCGGACGGGAAGACCGAACCGAAGCCTGAAGCCAAGCCCGACGCCAAGACCGACGACAGCGCGCCCGTTCCGCCGGGTCGCCTGCGCGAGGAGGCTGAAGCGCGGCGCAGGGCCGAACGTGAACGCGACGATCTGCGGGCCCAGATGCAGCTGCTGGCGCGGCAAGCGCCGCCACAGCAGCAGCGCGAGCAGCCCAAGGGCGTTGACCTGTTCGAGAACCCCTCGGGGTTCGTGCAGCAGGAGCTGAAGCCGTACCTCGAAACCATCCAGTCGCAATTCCAGATGCAGCGTGAAGCGATGTCACTCGACTTCGCCCTGCAGCGGCATGGCGAGGAGAAGGTGGGCTCCGCACGGCAGGCCCTCGAACAGGGCATGCAGCGCGGTGATCCGCACGCGTGGAGCACCTACCAGCGCGCAATGGGTTCGCACGATCCCTACGGTGTCATCGTCAAGTGGCATCAGGACGGCGAGACGCTGCGCAACATCGGTGGTGATCTCGACGGGTACAGGAAGCGCATTCTCGAAGAAGCACTGGCCGATCCCGAGTACCGGGCTCGCGTCATCGAAGCTGCGAAAGGTCAAGCGGCAGCGACAGGTCAACACGTCGCTCGCCCCGTCAAGCCTGCGGTCGCCTCTCCATCGCTCGGCAACATCGGTGCCGGTGGAGGCGACGCCCAAGTCGTCGAACCCTCCGACGCAGAACTGTTCCGGGCCGCAACTCAGGCAAAGCGGCGCTGAACACCGGGTCGCTCTCGCGATCCCACACGCGCCGCGCATCACCAATGGTGAGCGGCTATGCTTACGTCCAACCACGTCAATAACGAGGTCATCAAGTTTCGCCGTCAGGTGATCTCGGACTTCCTGCGGCGCTCGCGCTTCGATCCGTTCATGGGCGACAGCTCCACGAACGTCATCGTGCGTCTCGCCGATCTCGAAAGCGATGGCAAGCAGGTCAACATCCCGCTCGTCAACCAGATGTCTGGTGACGGCGTCGGTGCTGGCACGCTGCGCGGCAATGAGGAGATGCTCGACAGCTACGGCTTCCCGATCTGGGCGGATTGGGCGCGCAACGCTGTCGCCAACAACCGCGCCTCCAACAAGGAGTCCTCGTTCAACGTCCGCTCGACCGCGCGCGATCTGCTGCGCGGCTGGGGTCGCCGCATCGTTCGCGACGACCTCACGGATGCGCTGCTCTCGATCCCGACCGCGTCGGTGCAGGCGAACCGCTTCGGCGTTCCCGGCAACCGCGTGAACGGCATCAAGTGGTCGGCAGCGACCCCGACGCAGAAGGACAACTGGATGAACGCGAATTATGACCGCGTTCAGTTCGGCACGGTGGCCGCCTCGGCGGTGCCGTCCACCTTCGCGGCGGCGGCGCTGCTGCTCGACACCACCGCCGACATCATGACGGCGGCAGTGGGCTCGCTTGCCAAGCAGAAGGCGAAGCAGTCGGGCGTCTCCTCGGCCAATCCGGGCGTCTACAACGGCCGCCCCAAGATCACGCCGTGGGAGATCGAGGAGCTGGATGAGGAAATGTTCGTCTGCTTCCTCGGCGACGGTGCGTTCCGTTCCTTGCAGAACGATCCCGTCATGTACCAGGCCAACCGCGACGCCCGCAATCGCGACGGCACGCCTGAGAAGTACAACCCGATCTTCACGGGTGGTGCGCTGCTGTTCGACGGTGTTCTCTACAAGAACATTCCCGAGATCACGCAGCGTCTGAACCTCGGCGCCATCGGCACCGCGTCGGCGAACGTCGAGCCGTTCTTCCTGTGCGGTCAGGCCGCGCTGGCCTACGCGACCGGCCAGATGCCGCGCCCGACGCAGCTGGAGGACGGCGACTACGACTTCGTCACCGGCCTCGGCATCGAGGCGCAGTACGGCGTCGGCAAGATCGCCAAGGCACCGCTCACGGTGTCCGGCGCGACGGTCGGCGATCTCGTCGATTGGGGCATGGTCACCGGCTTTGTCGCCACGACCTGATCTGACGACATCGACCCACAACAGCGACAGCGTGGACGGACCCGCCCGCGCTGAATTTCCTCGAACGATGAGATCATGATCATGGCTCCTCGCACTGCATACCGTCAGCCGCAGGCTGGCGGTCAGGGTTTTGCCCGCACCAAGAAGGTGTTCGGCGGTCCCACCATCACGCTCGTTGCCGGTGACGTTGCGCTCAACGCGCAGACGGCCATCGCCCGTGTGCCCAAGGGCTTCATCCTGCAGTCCATCGGCGGCACGGTCGGCGACCTCGATACCGGCGCGGCCCTGATGCTGGCGCTCGGTGATGCGGGCAACAACGCGCGCTTCTTCGCCGCCAACGCGATTGGACAGGCGGGCGGCGCGATGCCTGCGCTGGTCGCCGGTTCGGTCGGCTACGAGTTCACCGACGACACCGACATCCTGTTGACCGCAACGGTGGCGGCAGCCGGTCTCGGCCCGACGCCGACGATCAACCTGCTGCTGGAAGGCTACATGAAGTGAGGGAACGCCGGGCTTCGGCCCGGCGCTTTTTCTGTTTCATGTGGAACGTACACCGTAAAGGGAAACGCGATGAAGAGAGCAACTGTGACGTACACCGCACCGAAGGGCGAGGCGAAGACGCTGGACATCGGCGGCACCACGCTCGTCACCGGCAAGCCGGACACCGTGATCTGCGACGACGCGCTGATGGCGCGCCTGGAGAAGGCGGGCGGCATGCTCAAGATCGAAGGCGTCAGCGACTACACGCCGCCGAAGGAGGCTCCGAAGGGTGATGAACCCAAGGAGGGCCCGAAAACGGAAGCCAAGGACGAGCACGTCGGCAAGGCGCACCGCTAAGCCGAAAAAAATCAAGAAGGTGAAGAAGGGCCGCCGCTGAGCGGCCCTTCGCTTGATCAGGCTGGTGACGTGATGGCAGAGACCCACAGCTCTGAGGAACTGATCAACAAGGCGGCGGCGATCCTCGGCAAGTATGTGCCGGGCGAGGCGCTCGGCGATGTCGAGCACGCGACCATCGACCGCTGCATCGACGACGTGATCGCCGAGATCGGCAAGATCGTCGCCATCTCCGACCGAGACGAAATCCCCAACCTCGTGTTCGAGACCATGGCGCGGCTCGTCGCGATCTACGCGGCGGCCGAGTTCTCGAACCAGCCGCTCGATCTCATGGCGGTGCAGCAGCACGAGCAGCGGCTGCGCTACCTGATTGCGCAGACGCCGACCTACGAAGTGCTGGCGGTGAATTACTTCTGATGACCGATGTCCCGTTTCCCCTCCTGACAGCGCCGGGTCTCAAGCCGCAGGCCGCAGGGGGCCGCGTGCTCAACTGCTACCCGGAGAAGCTGCCGCAGACCGCTGGCAAGCCGTATGGCTGGTTCAGGGTGCCGGGCCTCGGCGCGTTCGGCACGACGCCCAGCGGGCGTTTCCGGGGCGGCGTGCTGGTCAACAACACCTTCTATGGCGTGTTCGGCACGTCGGTCTATGCGTGGTCGGCCGCTGGCGGGGCGGGCACGGTGCTGCCGGGCTCGGTGCCGGGCGCGGGTATCGTCTTCGCCGCGCGCAACAACGCCGCCAACCCCGACGTGGTGTTCGTCTCGCCCGGCGACGGCGCGTTCTGGATCAATGGCGGCGGCGCCGTGGTCGCGTACCCCGATGTCAATGTCGGCCAGCCCAACGCGGTGGTGTTTCACAAGGGCTTCTTCGTCTTCACCTATGGCAACGGCACCACGCGCACCTCGAATGTCAACGTCACCACGATCAACGTGCTCAACTCGGCGACGGCCGAGAGCAAGCCCGACACGCTCTACCGTCCGGTGCCGCTCGCAAACGGTCAGCTGCTGCTGTGCGGCTCGACCTCGCTGGAGGTGTGGGGCGGCGCGAACGACAGCGGCTACCCGTTCTCCTACATCGCCACCATCGGGCGCGGCCTCGTCGGGCCCGCCGCGATTGCCGGTAGCGAGGATGGTTTCGGCAAGGGCATCTTCCTCGTCGGCGACGACTACCGCGTCTCGCGTCTCGACGGTTACGAGTGTGTGCCGATCTCCAACTCCGATCTCGACACGCTGATCGAGCGCGAGCCGGTCAAGAGCAACATTCGCGTCGGCGTGTTCAACTCGCGCGGCCACGGCTTCGTCGTCGTCCAGGGCGCGGCGTGGTGCTGGATTTTCGACACCACGCTCAACACATGGCACGAGCGGCGCTCGTACCTGCAGCAATATTGGCGCGGCCTCTATCCGGTGCAGGCCTTCAACAAATGGCTGTGCGGCGACAGCGACGGCGCGAACCTGTGCGAGATCAGCGCGCAGGTGCGCAAGGAGCTGGGCAACCCGATCAACATGCGGATCGAGAGCGGCCCGTTCGGTTCGTTCCCCAACGCGGTGCGGATCAACGCCATCGAGCTGTACCTGACCAAGGGCGCGAGCGACGCGACCGGCCACGACCCCGACGAGACCAATGTCGAGATCGCGATCTCGATCTCCCGCAACGGCGGTCAGGACTGGTCGAACCCGCGCAACGTCAGGATCGGTCGGCAGGCGATCACCAACGGGCGGGTGCGCGCCTCGATCTGGGGGCAGGCCGAAGTGCAGGGCGTGCGCTGGCGGTTCGAGGAGAGCGCGGGCGTGGACTTCGCGTTCATGGGCGCCGACATGCTCGGGGACAAGCTGCGATGAGGACGAAGTTCTCGCTGCCCGCGCAGAACGTGCCGATCCTTTTGCCTGACGGCACCATGAACCCGACTTGGTACGAGAAGCTCAAGGTGATCGAGGGCTTCGTCAATCTGTTCGGCTACATCGAATTTTCGCGGCCGACCTCTCCACCCGCAGCGCCACCGACCGTCACCCCGATTGCCAACAATCAGGTGCTGATCTGGGACGCCACGCAGGGCCAGTTCAAGGCTGGAGCAAACTGACATGGCTGGTTTCTTTGACACGCTGTTCGGCGGTGGTGCCGAACGCGAAGCTGCGGAAGCCAACCGGCGGCTCGCGGCCCAGTACCAGACCTCGTCGCTTGATGCGCTCAAGAACACCTACGGCGAAGGCACCGCCGCACTCAACAAGGGCATCGCGGCTTACGACCCGCTCGCCGCGCTCGGCACCAAATACAACGCCGCAGGCGATGTCTGGATGAACGCACTCGGCGTCAACGGCGCCGACGCCGCGAAGGGCGCGCAGTCCGTCTTCCAGACCACGCCCGGCTACGAGCTGACGCAGAACGCCGCGCTCGATGCCATCGACCGCAGGCGCGCCATCGGCGGCATGTATGCGAGCGGCAATGCCGACATCGACACCGGCAACTGGATCACCAAGAACCTCTACGAGACACAGTACCAGCCGTGGATGGCGGGCCTGCAGGGCGCTGCTGGCATGGGCGGGCAGTACACGGCGGCGGCGGCGCAGGGCCAGCAGGGCGGCTACACCAACCTCGCGAACCTTGCGCAGACCTACGGCCAGAACGAGACCAACGTCTACGGCAACAACATGAACACCAACGTCGCGGCGAACAACCAGCAGGCCGCTGGCGAGGCCGCTGGCGCGAAGAACCTGCTCGGCGCGGGCCTGTCCATCGCGGGCGCGGCCTTCGGCATGCCCGGCCTCGGCTCCAGCTTCATGGGCGGCGGCGGTGGTGGCGGCGGCGGCGCCTACTCCGGCGGCTCCTACAACTTCTCGGGCTCGCCCATGGGGCAGGGCCTGAGCAAGTTGGGCGGCCTGTTCGGCTTCGGCTAGGAGGCTGGAGATGGCGATCAACCCCGTCCGGTATGACATGCCGGGCTCCTTCATCGGCGAGATCGACTGGTCACCGCTGGCGCGCATCGGCGAGACGCTGCGGAAGAACCGCGAGGAGGAGGAAGCCGCGCGGCTGATCGCGCAGCTCTACGGCACGGGCCAGCAGGGCCCCCAGCAGAATGGCCCTCAGGTGACTCAGCCGCCGCCCGTGGGGAGTCCGCCGGTTGCCGCTGCCCCGGCAGGCCCCGCCGTCGCGGGGCGCATCCCGCTGCCCCGCCCGCGTCCGCAGGAGGCGACTGGACTGCCGGGCCCGACCGTACCGCCGGGCGTCACGGCACCGGCTTGGTACGACCAGGCGGCGGCCCAGACCTTCGGCGAGTATCCGCTCCGCAGCGGCGCCGCGCCGGTCCCGACCACGCAGCCGCCGCCGTGGCCCGGCGCTGAGCCACAAGTGGCGCAGGCGCCCGTGCAGCAGTCACCCATGGCGCAGGCTTCACCCGTGGCGCAGGCCGCGCCGGGCGCGCAGGCGGCCGATCCCATGGCGCGCTATGCGCAGGCAACGTCCGCCATCGAGAGCGGCAGTCCGCAGGGCAACTACCGGCTGGTCGGCCCGCAGACCAAGACCGGCGACCGCGCCTTCGGCCGCTATCAGGTGATGGGTGCGAACGTCCCCGAGTGGACGGAGCGCTACTACGGCCAGCGCCTGACGCCGCGTGAGTTCCTGATCAATCCCGAAGCGCAGGACGCGGTCTACAAGGGCGAGTTCGGCCGCCTCGTCGAGAAGTACGGCCCGACCGGCGCAGCCAAGGCGTGGTTCGCTGGCGAGCGCGGCAGGAACAATCCGAACGCGCGTGATCAGCTCGGCACCTCGGTGTCGTCCTACGCGGATCGCTTCAACCGCAACCTCGGCCTGCCGCCCGAGATCACGTCGGGCGCGTCGAGCGGCGCGCCGCAGAGCAACGCGCTCGCCTTCAACGAGGTGCGCAACAACGCGGTCGGCGCGCTCGTCAGCGACCAGCCGCAGGCCCCGGCGGTCAGCCCGGAGCAGCTGGCGGCGCTCGCCCGCAACCCGCTGACGCGACCGCTCGCCATCGGCCTCGTGCAGAAGCAGCTCGATCCCGGCAGCTACGACTTCAAGGTGGTCGGCGACAATCTGGTGCGGACCAACAGCCGCACCGGTCGCTCCGAGATCATGATGCGCGACGTGAAGAACGATTACGAGGTGAAGACGGTCAAGGACGACAGCGGCAACGAGCGGCTCGTGCGCGTCAAGAAGCAGGGCGCCGAAGGCCCGATTGACATCGGCGACGCTGCCGCCGACACGGGCGGCAAGGGCGGCAAGCTCCCGGCGAACTTCCGCTGGCTCGATCCCGCCAATCACGCCAAGGGCGTCGAGCCGATCCCCGGCGCGACCCCCGAGAAGATCGGCGACGAGATCGTGGCGCGCATCGGTCTCGCCAAATCGTTCATGGGCTCGCTGCCCGAACTGCGCGCGCGCGTCGCGCGCGGCGATGTCGGCATCGAGAACTGGCAGAACCACGCGCAGGCGATTGCGAATGTCGGGGTGCCCGGCGAGACCAAGCGCATGCTCGACGCGGGCGCGGAGAGCCTGATCCGCCTGCTGACCGGCGCGGGCATGAGCCAGACGGAGGCAGAGCAGAACGCGCAGCAGTACCGCATCACACCGCGTGACACGAGCTTCACCATCACCTCCAAGATCAACGGGCTGGAGCGGCACCTCAGCACGATGGGCGAGCTGCTCGGCAAGGGGCGCGGTGGCGGCAATCTGCTGACCGCGCCGTCGGCTGCGCCTGCCGCCGCAGCGGCTGCTGCAGCTGCAGCGCCAGCGCAGGGCGCGAAGCGGATCACGACCGACGCTGAGTATGACGCGCTGCCGCCCAAAACTCTGTTCGTCGGGCCGGATGGCAAACCGCGAAGGAAGCCGTGAACATGGGCTGGCAGGACGCACCCGTCGTCACTGGCGGCGGTTGGCAGAACGCTCCACTTGCCGACGAGGCACCGCCCGCTGCTGCGCCTGCAGTTCCTGAGGGGCCGCTGGCGTGGTCCGACGTGCCCGGTCAGGCGTGGTCGAACCTCGGATCGAGTGCAGGGCAGTTCGTCAGCGACATCGCGCAGCCGTTCATCCATCCCATCGACACTGCGACCAATCTGGGCCACGTGGGCGCAGGCCTGCTGCAGAAGGCGGGCCTGATGTCGGGCGAGGACAGCATCAAGTACGCCGATGCAATTGGCCAGCATTTTGCTGAGCGCTACGGCAGCGAGGAAGGTATCAAGCGAGCACTCGCAACGGACCCGGTCGGCGTCGTCGGCGATCTCTCGACGGTGTTGTCGGGTGGCGGTGGGATTGCTGCGAAACTGCCGGGCCTCGCAGGCAAGGCGGGATCGTTGGCGGCAAAGGCTGGTCGCTTGACCGATCCGCTCAACGTCGTGACGAAGCCTGTCGCTGGCGCGACTTGGGGAGCATCCAAGCTGGCGTCCCCGCTTCTTGGTCTCACCACGGGCGGCATCGGCGCGACCACGCTCGACAGGGCGCGCATTGCCGGGCGTGAGGGCGGCGACGCGTCAGCTGCGCTGACATCGCAGATGCGGCGCGCCGCAAATCCCGTCGAGATCGTGGACGACGCGCGCGCCGCAGCCGAACAGCTCCGCGAAGCCCGCGCCGCTTCCTACAAGGGCGACATGAGCGCACTGCGTACTGACAAGCAGGCGCTGAGCTGGAACGACGTTGACAGGGCGCTGACCCGCATGGGCGATGTCGCCACCTTCAAGGGGAACGTCTTCACCAAGAACATCTCGCCGACGACCGCTGGCATTCGTCAGCAGATCACCAATCTCGTCGATGAGTGGAAGCGCGACAGCAAGCTGGACCCGGAGCTGCTGACGCCGTCCGGCTTCGATGCGCTGAAGCAGACCATCGGTAACATCCGCGATGCGACGCCATACGGCACGCCGGAGCGCAAGGTCGCTGATCAGGCCTACCACGCGGTGCGCAAGACCATCGCCGATCAGGCGCCTGCCTATGGCAAGACGATGCAGGCCTATGAGATCGCATCGGAGCAAATCCGGGAGATCGAACAGGCGTTGAAGCTCGGAAACAGATCCAGCACTGACGCCGCCTTGCGTAGCCTGACATCGTCGCTGCGCAACAACGTGAACACCAATTTCGGGCGCCGCGAGCAACTGGTCGAGGCGCTGCAGGATGCGGGCGCGCCGCAACTGACCAACAAGATCGCTGGCTCATCACTCAGCTCGTGGACACCGCGCGGCATCACTGGCGGGCAGGCGGCTGCAGGTTTACTCGGCACTGTCGGCGCGTCGTTTCTGACGGGCGGGCTGTTGCCCTTGAAGGCGCTCGCGGCGGCGCCGCTGGCTTCGCCGCGCGCGATGGGCGAAGCATTCCATGCCGTTGGTGCCGGGCAGCGTCTCGGTCACCAGTACCGACCGGCGCTCGGCATGGTGCGACAGCTCGACTCTGTCCCGCGCCTATACGTTTCACCAAACCGCGATCAGTAGCCCGCCTCTGGCGGGTTTTTTGTTGAGGCACAGATGGCAGGCACCATCCCGCTTTCGCTCACCCAGCAGTTCGACGAGTTCGGCAAACCGCTGTCGGGTGCGCTGCTCTACATCATTCAGGCGGGGACCGTGAGCACGCCGCAGCAGCCCTACCAGGATGCGTCACTGACGATCCTGCAGCCGAACCCGATCCCGCTGGACGCGGCCGGGCGCGTGCCGCAGTTCTTCCTCGCCGACGGCTACATCAAGGTTCGGCTCGACGACAAGTACGGCGTCACCCAGCTCGCGCGTGACGGCATCCTTGTGATCGGCCCCAGCGCGGGCGGCGGCGGCGGCGGCGGCGTCGATCCGACGACACTCATTCAGACCGGCGCGATCCAACCGTTCTATGGAACGGGTGTGCTCGCGGGCTTCGTCCGCGTGAACGGGCGCACGATTGGCTCGGCCACGTCGGGCGCATCGGAGCGGGCGAATTCCGATTGTCAGGCATTGTTCAACTATCTCTGGAATGCCGACGCAAACCTCAATGTGACGCCAGCGCGCGGCGCAAGCTCGGCCGCAGATTGGGCCGCCAACAAGACGATTGCCCTTCCGGATTTTCGCGGCTGCGCGATCAGCGGCCTTGACGACATGGGCAACAGCGCGGCCCTGCGACTATCGCCAAGCTATTTCGGCGCGAATGCAACGGTGCTCGGCGCGTTCGGTGGCTTGGAGTATGTGGTCTTGTCGGCGGCCCACATCCCCGCCTCGGGCCTCTATGTCAGCGGCCAGACGGGCACCGACACCCCCGACCACTCGCACAGCTATACGCGGAGGGGCGGCGCCATTCATCAGGACGGCACCAACGCCGCGACGGTCGCCACACAAGACATTGGGGACCAAACCGGCGGCGCGAGCACGCGGCATTCGCACCCGTTCTCGGCAAATGTCGTCGGCGGCGGCGGCAACGCGTTTCGGGGCATGGGGCCGCGCAAGCTCTGCACCCTCTACATCAAGTTGTGAGGCGCCATGTACACCGGTTATCTCGCCCCGGCGTCGAACCGCGCGAGTTGGACGGAAGCGGTCCAGCTTGTCGATAACGAAAGCGGCGACAACATCGAAATCAGCGGATGCCGCATCACGCTCACGGTGCGCAACGAAAACCGCAACCCCGTACTCACAGCGTCCACCGATGACGGAACGATTACGCTGCCGCAAACCGGCACGTTCCAATGGGATTTTTCCGAGACGCAGATGAGCGGGCTTTGCCCCGGCGCATATTCGGTCGGCGTTCGTATCTCGCAGGATGACCGCGTGGTGCAATTGCTGATCGGCAACATCAACATCATGGAAGGCATCGACACCCAATGACCGACGCCATCAGGTTGAAGGTGATGCCGCAATTTCCGTCCAAGGTGACCGGTGGCACTGGCATTGAAATCGACAAGGAAGATGGCGAATTCACCGTTGAACTCGATTACTCCGAATTTTTGCCCGAGCTCGCCGCTTATGTGCCCGATCCCAACGTCGTCGCGCTGATCTGGAACCAAGTCACCGGCATTTTTAAGCTGGTGCCGTTGACAATGCTGGGCGGCCTTTCGGACGCGCCTGCGGATGGCACGCTTTACGCGCGCAGGAACGGCATTTGGACGCCGCCAGCCGTCTCCGATTTGACGGATGCGAGCTGGACCCCATGGGTGCCGTCGTGGACCTGGGGCTCGCCGGGCGGCACGCCTGCAACCTTCGTCACCAACACGGCGCGTTACAAGCAGATCGGCAAATCGGTGTGGTTTCAGGCGGATGTGACAATCACCTCGCTCGGAGTAGGCAATAGCGCCGGGCTGTTGTTTACGACGCCGGTCAGCATCAGGCCCGGCACAAACCTTATCGGGTCGGGCCGGGAGGCTGTGAACACCGGCAAGCAGCTTCAAGTGAGCGCAGCGTCTGGTTCGCAAGGCTCGGCGCTCACGTTTGACAACGCGTCGCCAGCCACACTCCCGGTCAATTCCCGTTATCAGTTCGGCGGCTTCTACGAGGCAGCATGACCGTCCCATTCCTCTCGGTTCGCCCGCGCGCGATCAAGCTGAAAGTCTTACCGCAATTTCCTGCGCTGTTGATCGGCCGCAACGGCATCGCCATCGACAAGGAAAGCGGCAACTACTTTTTCGATCTCGACTATACCAAGATGCCTTTTTCGCCGGTCCTGCCGCCCAACAATGTGGTCGCGGTCTACGATCCTGCCAGCGGCCATTTCACCAACATCCCGGCGACGCAGTTGGGCGGTGGTATCACCACCGACGCGCCGCTCGATGGCTTCACCTATGGCCGTAACAATGCCGGATGGGCGAGGGCGCTCGATCTCGCGCTCGGCGGCACTGTCACCGGCAATGTGACGTTCAGCGGCACTGCGACATTCGGCAACACGATCACGTTCAACGGCGCCGCGACCTTCAACGGCACCACTGTCGTCCCGACGCCCACCGCCGCCAATCAGGCGGCCAACAAGGGCTATGTGGACGCCGCCATCGGCACGGCCACGCCGCTGGTGAACGGTGCTGCGGCGGTTGGCGTCAGCGCGAAATGGGCGCATGAGGACCACGTCCACCCGACTGACGGCTCACGGGCGCCGGTCAACTCGCCAGCGCTGACAGGCACGCCGACGGCGCCGACCGCGCCGGTTGATGCCAACACCACGCAGATCGCCACGACCGCCTACGTCATCGGGCAGGCAAGCGCAGCGGGCGACGGCACGCCTGCGATGGACGGCGCTGCGGCGCGTGGCGTCGCGACGCATTGGGCTCGCGCCGACCACATTCACCCGACCGACACCTCGCGCGCTCCACTGGCATCGCCCGCTCTCACGGGCACGCCTACGGCGCCGACAGCCGCGCAAAACACCAATACGACGCAAGTCGCCACGACAGCATTTGTCCTCGGGCAGGCTGCAACGGTCGCTCCGCTGATGGACGGTGCGGCGGTGGTTGGCGTGTCGTCGCTCTACGCGCGGCAAGATCACGTTCACCCGTCCGACACCACCAAGATCGGCGACGCGCCGTCTGACGGCAATATGTATGCCCGGAAAAACGCCACATGGTCGGTCATCACGGGCGGCGGTGGCGGCGGCGCGAACGTCTACGTGCAGGACACCGCGCCGGTCGGTGCGACCGCTGGCTCGCTGTGGTGGAACAGCAGCAACGGCCAACTCTACGTCTATTATTACGACGGCAACTCGACGCAATGGGTGTTCGCAGCATCCGGTGGTCCGCCCAGCACGCCGAACGTCGCGCAGAATAAAGTTGTCAACGGCGCGATGATGATCAGCCAAGAGAACGGGACGACCGTCGGGACCACGAACAATTTCTACCCGGTCGATCAATATCGCACCGTTGTGTTGGGGACGACCGGCGTCCCCAATTTTGCGCAGGTTGCCAAGAACACGCCTGCGGGCTCGCCGAACCGGTTGCGCGTGTCGGTACCGACGACGGCGGATGCATCGGTCGGTGCTGGCGATCTTGTGGCGTTGCTGACCAAGATCGAAGGCTCGCGCGTCGCGGACCTCATGCTCGGTACCGCCGCTGCCAAAACGGTCACGCTGCAATTTGGCGTGTGTGCGCCCGCTGGCACCCATTGCGTGACATTCACGAACGGCGCGGCAACGCGCTCCTATGTCGCGGAATACACCATTGCCGCAGGCGAGGCGAACATAGATGTCGTCAAGTCCACGACCGTGGCGCTCGATACGGCTGGCGCGTGGATCAGAGACGCGACGGATAGCGGGCTGACGATCATTTGGGGGCTGATGGTCGGCTCCAGCTTCACCAAGGCCGCAGGCGCGTGGGGCACTGATGCGTCGGGCATCTATGGCTCTCCGAACCAGTTCAACGTCATGGGCACGGTCGGCAACGTGTTCGAGTTGTTCGATGTCGGCCTCTATCTCGGCAGCACGCCGCCGTCGTTTCAGGTGCCGGACTACGCGCAGGAGTTGGCGGCCTGCAAGCGCTATTGCTATCTCGGCGCACCGCCCGCGCGCGGCCTGGTCGCGACCGCAACCACGTTGTCACGCATGGGCACCAACCATCCGGTGCCGATGCGGACCAGCCCGACGCTGACGATGAAGGGAAATATCAACATCACGGATGGCGTTGGAGCGACGACGGTTAGCTCGATCACGACCAATTATAGCTCGCCGGATGCCGTCGAATTCGATGCGAACCTTGTTGCGTCGTTGACGGCCGGCCGCATCGGCATCGTCTTTCAAACCGGCGCAGGCCTGTTCGTGAACGCGAGGATGTGATGGCAATCGACTTTCCGAACGCGCCGACTGTCGGTCAGGTCTATCCGTTGCCCGCAGTTGGCGGCTTGCCGCAGTGGCGTTGGGACGGTGCGGAGTGGGTGCCGGTGTCGGGCAGCGCGAATTTCGATGCGGGCGCCGTGCGCTTTGACGCCGCACAGGCGTTGAGCGGCGCGCAACAGATACAGGCGCGAAGCAACATCACCAGTATCGGCGTGGTCAAGCGGCAACTGTTTACGGCGTCAGGCACCTACACGCCATCCACGGGGATGGTCTGCTGCATCATTGAGATGGTTGGCGGCGGTGGTGGTGGTGCCGGTGTCCCTGCATCGACTTCTGGCCAGATCACTTGCGGCGGTGGTGGTGGTGCCGGTGCCTATAGCCGTCATTATGCGACGGCGGCAATGATTGGAGCATCGCAAACAGTCACGATTGGCGCGGCGGGTGCTGGTGGTGCAGCCGGGGCTAATGGAGGCGGCACTGGTGGTGATACATCGCTTGGGGTGCTTGCCGCTGCGAAGGGTGGCGCTGGCGGCCTGACCATCGGAGCGTCGGTGCCGTCTTATGTCATTTCGGGCGGCGCCGGTGGATTAGCATCGGCCGGGACTGGTGATGTCAAGGTTTCTGGCGCCGGTGGGCTACCGGGTATGGGCACCAACAGTATTGCCAACGGCGGCAATGGTGGATCGAGCTATTTCGGAGGCGGCGCTCAAGGTACACAAGGCGCTGGTCAAACAGGGTCGCTCGGCGGCGGTGGTTCGGGTGGAGCATCTTTCAATGGCTCTGCCGCTGTCGCAGGAGGCGCTGGCGGCGCAGGCTATACAGTGATCACGGAGTTCTGCACCCAGTAGTGGAGAGTGGCTTGAGGATGTGATGGCAGAGTATCGATTGACGACCCCTGATCCGGATGGCTCTGTGATCCGCACAACCGACAGCGCCTGCATCCCGGCAGACCCGGCCAATACTGACTGGCGAGATTATCAGGCGTGGCTCGCTGATGGCGGCGTGCCTGATCCCTATGTCGAACCGCCGCCGCCAGCTCCGCAACAGGTCTCCAACCGACAATTCTATCAGCAGGCGGCGGTTGACGGCTTGATCTCACAAAACGACGCGCTGGAGGCGATGAGCGGCACGCTGCCTGGCCCGGTCGATAGCTATGTGAGGTCATTGCCGTCCGCCATGCAGTTCGGCGCGGAAATGCGGTTCAAGGCAACGGGGTTTCCGCGCGATGACCAGTATGTCACCGGGTTGTTGCAGTTTCTCGGCGCGGCCGACATCGATCAATTCTTCATCGCCGCATCGGTTGTCTGATGATCCGGCTTGCGGCGGTGCTTCACCTTGTCGTGCTGCACACGGTTGACGGCCGCGAGGTCTATATCAACCCGAACGCCGTGACCAACCTGCAGGACGCGCGACAGGATGCTGATCCGACCAAGCGCACGGCGCGCGGCGTCGAGTGCATCATCAGCCTGAGTGACGGCAAGTTCGTGACCGTGGCGGAATTCTGCGAGACCGTGCGCGAGCAACTGGAGCGACAATAGGATAGGGAGGCGCGATGCGGCGCCTCAGATAGTCCGCCCCCCCGGCAACTGACGTGCCCCCTGCGCCATACGGCGCGGGGGGTATTTTTTTGGGGTCGAGACCTGATCGAGAACGCGGTTGAAGGCCGGGTGTTGCCTGTTCTTGACCTTGATCCAGTGGTCGCATCGCCCGGCGCGGTAGGCACGGTCGCGGTGCTTCGACACCATGCCCTCCAGCCCGTGCAGGCAGGCCTGCCGGAACAGCTCGGGGCCGATCTCGCCCTGCTCATAGGGCGCGGCGAAGATGCCCTCGGGGCGGCGCGCCAGCAGCCGGGCGAGGTGGGGCTTGCGCAGCTTCAGCGGCAGGCTCCGGTAGTCGTCGCCGTCGCCCGCCAGTATGTCGAAGGCGTAGAGCTGGACCTCATCGTCGTGCCTGCGGGAATGCAGGGCGTCGAAATCGGGCAGGCCGGTCATGGTCAGCACCACGGCCTCGCCGTCGATCACGAAATGGGTCTGCCGGTTCTTCAGGGCCGCCTCGACGATGAACGGGAAGCGCTTGGCCCAGTCGTAGCCGTTCCTGGTGAGCAGGCGCACGCGGTCGTTCTCCCGCACCACGATCAGGCGGTAGCCGTCATACTTGATCTCGTGCATCCAATCGGGGCCGGTCGGAACCTTGGTTCCCATGACCGGCAGGGCAGGCTCGTATGGCTTGGACATATCCGCCGAGATAGGAACGGGCAGGCGGGTTGTCGAGTCTTGACGGGGCGCGTCCAGGGGCTGGAATATAGCTTCAGCCTCGCGGGAGATTGGTTATGCGTTCCTCGCCATCGATTGCCCCTGCCGTGGAGCGGGACATCTACATGGTGCTCGATGATTATTGCCAGCCGCTCGGCCGCGCGTGGCCGGAAATGGACGAGGCGCACACCGAACGCGAGACCCTGCTGCGCCATCTGATGGAGGGGCAGTACCACAACCCGGTGCGGATCGTCTGCTTCAACCCCGGCGCGGGCTGGTCACAGGACGCTTCGGACGAGATCGCCGTCGAGCTGCGCCAGCGCTGCGCCGACCGCGATGAGGTGCCTCCGTCGTTGGAGACGTTCCTCGCAGGGCACGGGCAGGGCGCGCCGACCCAGCTCCTGCTGCTGTAGACAGTCAGCTGTCCCGCGTGAAGCCCGCGCAGAGCCAGCCGATCAGCCAGAAGCCCAAGTAGGCGACGACAGCAAGGACGCCTGTCACCAAGAAGCCGATGCCCAACGCGGAGGAAGCGTCGCTGGTCATAAATGTAGGCGCTGGAAGGTCTGCGAGCGCCATCACGTCCGTGAGTGCCCAGTAATCCCACACATAGGTGCGAGGGCAACCGGTCGCGGCGTAATCGAGCTGCTCGCTGAAGTCGGGGTACTTTTTCTTGAAAGTGTAGCCACTGCGTGCGCGCCGCGCGATGCACTGCGCTGAGTCATGTGCATTCGTGGCGGAGTTGAACTTGTCGTAAGCAACGTAAATCGTGATCGGCACACCGATCAGCGTCACCAGCAAGGCGAGCGCCATGCCGACCCGAGTAAAGCCGCGAATGAAGCGCGCCCCGGCGGTGAGCGGGGCGCGTGGCGGCGAATAAGGCCCTAGACTGCTAATGTGATGGTCCCCCTACGCCGACAGTTATAGGGCGCCATGTGGCCGTTGCAACCAGGGGCAGCGTTCCTAGGCTTGTCCATCCGTCTCGCTCTCCTCAAGAGCGATCTTCATGAACTCATCAGGGTTGAACGCAACCTCGCCGACCGTTTTCGCAGTGAATAGCGGGGCACGCGCTGCAGCCCTGAACAGCGCCTCGTTGACCATGTGGCCGCCTTCCTCCGTCATGGCGAAGGTCCAGGGCTTGCCCTTGCCCTCGCTGATGAGCTTGGCGAGCGCTCGGAGACGATAATCGATAGCCAGGATCACTTCCGGCTTTTGCTCTTTGTGCAGAGCCCGGATCAGCGCGACGGTCGGGTCTCCGGGGCCTAGTCGGTCCCTGTCCTCGTTGACGCTCTCATGCCCTTTGATGAGAACATCGAAAGGGACGACCGGGATCGGCTTGTGCTTCTTCGGCATGACAATCGACTGTCGAGGGGAGAAGTAAAAGCGGAGGCGCGTTTCCGGCCTCCGCTCTCATTTCGTTACATCAGCGCCTTGATGATCGCGGCGATGCCGAACAGGCACGCCGCGACATTGACGCGGATGAGGATGGTAGTCGATTTGGGCTTCATAAACTGCTTTCACGAAGCGTGGAGCCCCCATCAGTTTGTGAGCGGCCGAAATCTACACTGATTCGCGTCGGCGCCAGCACCCGTGAAGTTCCGGGGGGGCGGGTTATGAACGCCTCCAGTCCCAGTCGGTGCTGAGCCGGTATCGCTCCTCCTTGGGCAGCGCCAGTCTCGCCTGAAGCTCCTCGGGCTCGACCTTGCGCTTGGCCCAGCTGGCAAAGCTCTTGCGCTCGCAGTCGCCCTTTTCCTGCGCCAGCCAGAAGTAGTTTAGGGTTTCCGGATCGGCGTCGCGCCACATAACCGACCAATCGGTCGCCGCGATGACCTCTCGGATGCGTTGCGACTTGCCTCCGAGGTAGAAGCCGCCCGTCACGATATCAGCCTGTTTCAACCTTGCAGTTCCAATGAGCGCGGGGATAATTGAGATTTTAGCACGCCGCATTCTGCCGCGCAAAAACTGCGCGCCCTGTGCTAGGAAATCGCCATGACCGCACTGACCCGGCGCCGCAGCGACAACCAGCACCAGGAAATGTGGCACGTCTATTACGGCGACATCCACGTCGGCACGATAGGCGAAAACGCGGGCGTGCCGATCCACGCCGAACGGTGGGGCTGGAGCCTCGGCTTTTATCCCGGCATGGAGGATCACCGCAGGGGCGGCGAGACTGCGACGTTCGAGGAGGCGCGCGCCGCGTTCGAGCTGGCGTGGCAAAAGCTGCAGCCGACCCTCAGCGAGGCGCAGTTCGAGGAGTGGCGACGCAATCGCGATTTCCAAGCATGGAAAAATAGGATGTGGGCCGAGAAGTGCCGCCTGCCCACGCAGAACCAGAACGGCCAGTCAACGTGCTTCTGCGGCGCGCCGATCTCGATTGCTTGCCAGGACCACATCCACACGGTTCACCAGGGTATTGGCGCATGAGACATGCTCAAGAGCGGCCCTACGCGAGCGCGGAGGCCGCCGCCCGCAAGCTGGTCGAACTGGCCTCCAGCATCGAACCCGTTCAGGATGGCCGTATTCACATCGAGAAGATCAACGCACCCTTCCTCTACACGCTTAAGGGCAGCGGTGCGGAGTTCGGCGCAGGCATCGAGTATGCGGTCGAGAAGGGCTGGCTCGAACTGCACGAGAGCGGCACCTATGTCCGCATCAGCCGCGCTCGTTCGCCGTCGTGATTTTCTGCATCGTCGATCCTCTCGTGACCCCTGTGCCTCGCGGCACGGGGGCCTTTTTTTATGCGCGTCCTTACGCCTTGCCGCCCTTCGTCAGCATTCGGACGCCGACGTGATCTTCCAGCAGGGCATGCGCGAGCGCCACGAGCGGGACGGCCGAACTAAGCCGCACGAAGTGCTCCCTTCGCGGTCTTCCCATGCTTTGCATCCTTCCTTGCTGGTGTCGTCGCTTCCTTGGCTGCGGCGGCTTCCCTCGCCATCTTCTGCGCGGTCTTCCAGTGCAGCTTCTTCGGCGCCGCCTCGCGGGGCTTCGGCGGCTTCAGCTTGGCCTGTCCTCGGAAAATCTCGACCTCGTCGTGGTTCTTCAGATATTGCAGCTTCAACTTGATCTGCTCGGCCGTGAGCCCGGTGTCGCGCGGCAGCGTGTCGATGGTCACCCATCTGTCGTGCGCGAGATACTCGACCAGCTTGACGCTGCGCGACGAGGTCGGCTTCGGCGCGGCTTCGACCGGCTTGGGCACGTAGGAGGCGATGTTGTCGCGCACGCCCGCGACGATCTTATAGAGCCGCATCACCAGCTCGCTGAGGTCGGACATCTCGCCGCGCATCGCGGCAATTTGGTCGGGTATCGGCAGCACGTCGGGCTGCGGCAGCGACATCGCCTTCTCGGCCTGCAGCTGCGTCTGCTTCTTCGGCTGGGTGGACATTTTCAGGCTGATGTTGTCGGCGCGCAGGAAGCGACGAACGTCAGCCCGAGTATTCATGCGCGACCGCCAGTCGCTGGTGCTTTTCGCGACGATGATCCTGCGCACCTCCTTCTCGGGGACGACCTGCCAGGAAATCTCGATGTGGCCGCCGTTGGTGTCGCGGATGTGACCTCGAATGCCGTGCGCCTTCAGTTCGCTCAGCGCGATCTCGGTGAGTTCGTTCTGGTGGGCCATGGTTGTTGTCCTTGATTACCGATCAGGAAGGTGCTGCAGCATTTCGCGGCGGCTCGATGCCTCGATGCTCTCGAACCGCATAACCTGTGTCGCGTAGTGGTGTGAGAGGTTGCCGGTCTTGCCCAGCCAGAGCCACTCGACGCTCATGCCGGGCAGGCGCTGCATCAGCAGCAGCGCCATGTCGCGGCTCATCGGGTAGCCTTGCTCCAGATTGTTCCAGCGCGTGGCGCTGATGCCGAGACGGCGGGCGAATTCTTTCTGGTTCTCGCCGCTGACGATGTGGCACAGTAGCCGCAAGCGCCGAAGATAAGCCTCGGTGTCGAAGCCGAGTTGTTCGGTACTGATCCTGCGGCGCGCGGTGCTCATCAGTGGCGGCCCCGCCGCACGTAGGCGTGCCAGTCGTGCAGCATCTGCGCCGTGGTCACCAGCTGATCGTCTGGCTTCGCGAGCTTGATCGTGCAGTCCACGCAGCGCAACTCGTGCGGCGTCGGCGCGTGCGGCCGGTACTGCACGCCCATGCCGCAAGACGCGCAAGAACCGACCTTGTTGTCGGGCAGCAGCAGTCTGCCACGCATGACCAGCGCACAGACGAGGAGGAGCGGCTGCTCCCTGCGGACGACGTTGCTCACGCGACCAGCTCCACGATGCCGTTGAGCAGCTTCAGCACCAGCGGGCGCAGCAGTGCCGGGATTTGCATGAACACCTGCGCCATCCTGTACACATCGGCGTCGATGATCGCCGCGCTCTCGGTCTCGTCCCAGCCCAGCAGCTGGTGCGGTGAGGTGTCGAGCGCTCTGCTGAACTGGATCAGGCGAGAACCGGACATGCGGTTGGTGCCCTTCTCGTACTTCTGTATCTGCTGGAAGGAGAGGCCGAACATTTGCGCCAGTTGCTCCTGGCTCATGTCCTTTGCGAGCCGCGCCAGTCGCAGGCGCGTGCCGAACTCGCGCTCGGTGTCGGCGTTTACTTTCGTCGGACCCAGCTTTGCTGCCCGCTTCTTCTTCGCCACAGTCCCCGTCCTCCCGTTGGTGTCGCGAAATCTGCGACACACAATCGCCCACCAGCTTTTTCAACCGGGGCGCGATTGTCGTAAATCAACAGTCGAATCCCCCCAGAGTCAACAGGGCGTACAGAGTTCGAACAAAAAAGAGGCAGCGGTACATGGCGAACTCTGGAATAACTATCGCATAAGGTGCGAAGCGTGAGAAAACGGCGTATGCCATGGAACTGGTGCGGCGCAACCTGTCACAAGTGACACCCGGAAAAGTGACACCTGTCACAAGTGACAGTGTGTCAAGGCAAGATCATGCGCTGGCGTATCGCGACCATCACCGCCTGCGCGAGCGTCGCAGCGCCGAGTTTGCTACGGGAGTTGTCGAGATGCATGCGCACCGTGCGTTTGCTCAGGTTGGTGGCGTCAGCGATGTCTTGGGCCGTCTTGCCGTTTGCGATCAGTGTCAGCATTTCGCGCTCGCGCGCAGTCAGGTGTTTGGCAGCGGTAGCCTCGACACCCTTGATCTGCAGCACCCGGTCGAATGCATAGAGCGCCATCAGGTGCAGCGCTGGCTCGTCGCGCTTCTGCACATCGATCTTCGGGCCCCCGAACCAGACCTGACCAAGCCGACGTGCCGTCGTTGCGAACGGGACCACGATGCCATCGACAAGTCCAAAGTCGCGCAAGAAATCAACGGTCTCCTGCGCGCGTGGCTCAGTTTCGGGATCGTAGGGAGCTTCCTTGAACCACCGGAAGGGATGATCCGTTCTCTGGGCATGACGGAAGCCCGGATCATGATGCACGAGGTCAAGCTCGTTGTAGGCATCGGGAAGCCCGGCCGGGAGCCGACTGGCCAAGGCGATATCGGCGAACGTCTCGGTCGGCAGGGCGATGAAGGAGAACATATAGTTTTCGATGCCCCACTGACGCAGCGCTGCGCCGATCCCGGCCGTGACCTCGTCAGCAGATGAAAATTTGTCAATGTGCTCGATGAACTCAAACGCGGCGCGATGCATGTTTTTCCTGTTGTGCCCGTTGCGTCCCATTTCGCAGCTAGGCGGCCAAAATAAGACGCGCACTCAGACGCCGTGCCTCATCGCGATGCAGTTCGCATTAAAGGTTGTCAACAAAAGCCGCGCGCTGCTCAAGCAGGCATTCGTTGGCGGTGATGCAGCTCCCGCCATCCATCTCGATGTTGCTGAGGAGTGACCCCGCCGTGGCGGGGTTGTGTCCGGCTGGGGAGCGATGTGCTGGCGAATGCTTCAGGCGGCCTTGACCAATCGCGGCTTTGACGACAGGCCGAGTATTTCGCGCAGCGCCGCGTCGAGATCGTCGAGAGCCTTGACGCGCACATCGACCGGGCGGGCGATGATCTGGACCGGGACGAGGTAGCGCTCGCGGGTGACGGGCGCGGCTTCCTTGTCGGCGGTCTTGTGCGTCATCACCTTGCCGATGGTCTTGTCGTCGTAACCAAGCTGTTCAAGGATGCAGGCGGCGGTGCGGCGCAGATCGTGCGGCGTGACGTCTTCCAGTCCGAGATATTCGCAGATGCCTTCGCCCTGATGGCCCTTGTGCGTGGTCCGGCGCGCCATCAGGCGACCCAGGCCCTGCTGTGTCATGTGCTCGTCGCCGCGCTCCTCCTTGCCGGGGAACGCCCAGCGGCGGTTCGGGTCGCCAATCGAGAACACCTCGCCGAGAATTTCCCGTGCCAAACGGTTGAGCGGCTGGATGACCGACCGTGCCTTCTTCGACCGGCGGCCCTTCACGGCAGCGAGCGGCAGCGTGACGCTTTCGGGCCTGACGTTCTCGCGCTCAATCTTCACACACTCACCCGTGCGCAGAACCGTGACCAGTGACAGCTTCAGCGCCAGCCGGGCGAGGCGGGAGCCGGGGCAGGCCTTGCGGTCGAGGCCATGCCAGAAGGTGCGCAGCTCGTCGGCGGTGAGCACGCGCCCGTCCTCAGTGTCCGCCTTCTCGACGGCGATGTCGTCCTCCAGCATCTTGGTGCAGGGGTTGGCGGTGACGTACTTGCGGTCATCGTGCATGGCCCAGACGAAGAAGGTGCCCAGTTGGCCGCGCACGTTGTTGGCCTGCGCCGGTTTACCTTCGGCGACGATGGCCTTGTACAGCTCGTTGATGTCACCGCTGGTGATCTCGCACATCGCGCGCTTGCCCCACCATTCCAGCGGGCGGGTGAAGGCGTACCGGATATTCTTGTCGAACGTCTCCTTGCGCGGCACCCGGCCCCAGCGCCGGTCCACCAGCTCGGTGCAATAATCGGCATACTCATCGAACGCCTGCTGGAACGTGACGCCCTCGGCGCGCGCCAGCGCGGCGGCGACCCGGCGCGTCAGCTTGATGCTCTTGCCCCCGGCGACCAGCCCGGCGAGCCGGGTCGCCTCGGCGCGGGCGCGGGCAGGGGTCCACTCCGGGTATGTCCCAATCACATGCCAGTCCCGCTTACCGGTGCTGGGGTTGAGGTGCTGGTAATAGAAGGTGAAGACCCCGTTCGGGGTGGTGCGCAGAGCCAGGCCCTTCTGGCCCTTTGGGCCGCCGTCGCTGTAGGTTTTGCGCTCGGAACCGGCGACGAGGTGCTTTTCGGTAATGAAGACGGGCACTGAGTTTTCCCCATTTTTCGTCGTCAT